CTCTTAGAGTATCGCCACCGACGACGACGACGGCAGTCGAGCGCGGCTTCGCCGCGGCAGCTTCGCTGCCTCGACTGCCGTCGTCGTCGTCGGTGGCGATACTCTAAGAGTATAAGCAAGTACTCAGCATGTATAGAATAATTGATGACGTCACAACTATGACGTCACGGGATGACCTTTGACCTCTGACCTTTGACCTTCTATTTGACCTTGACCTACTTCTGTGACCTTCTGGTCTACTGACCTTTGACCTTCTATGACCTTCTGAGCTGATGGTCTACTGACCTGATGATGGAGAGGATCCGAAGACCTTGGAGCTGATGGTGGAACACCAGTACCTGATGTTAGTAAAGGATAGCAATAGTGTGTAAGTGTGACAGCAACATAGCAACTGTTAGAAAGAGACAGCAACATGAGTGAAAGAGATAGCATGAAAACAAACCTTGAAATAATTTATGCGTAATTTTATTATCTTGTTATTGTGACCTCGCTTGACCGCAAACTCCCGTCGAAGCTGGAGCCGTGTGCAAAACAGGATGTAGCTAGGCAGCGGACCGTTGGGTATAAATAGGCTTGTTGTTGTCGAGAGCGCATCAGTCTACAAGTGTCTTTCATAGAGTGAAGAACTAAATAAAAATAAGTGTAAAAAAATAGTAGTGAAAAAAAAAGTTGTGTGAGTGTAATACAAATTCTGGTAAGATGTCACTTATGTATGGAAAATATAATATTTGTAAAAGAAGATTGTTTGAAACGAAAACTTACAATCCGAAAACTCTATTTTACTTGTCTTATAAAACTGCTAGACTTAACGGTCTAGATTTATCAACATTACCTTTAACTATTAGAAAACTACAAAATAAAATAGATAAGCATATATTATGGTGTGATGAAGATATAGAAAATGTACTTGGTGCCGAAAGATTAACTAAATGGAATTTTAATATTATTCAACCATTACCAGTAAATGTGTTTTTGGCTTTACAAAATTTAACAGAAATACCAGATTGGTTAGATGAAACTATGTGGGTGCAATTTAAATGGATATATAATAAATCTACTACTTTTGAATTTGATGATTTTCAAGAAAAGTTTATTGAACATAAACATTATGAAAAGATATGTCATAATTGTTTTAATAGATTTCTTGATCATGCATTACAAGAAATGAGTACTATCGAAAAAACAATTATTAATTATATAAAGCCATTTGACGCAGGAGATATATTAAATATATTACAAGATTCATATCACTGGTGTGAATATTGCCATATTACTCCATTATTTCGATTAATTAAAATAGAATATTAATTACAGATGAATAATGGAGACTCCAACAGAGAAACCGATAGTACTACCAGATCTGATCAAAGTAATTTACGAGAGTCACCAACAAGATCACCCTCTAGTGAACAATGTAGCATGGTGGCAACTACATCTAGAAAACGTGAATGGGCATATGGAGGACGAGGAACAATGGCCAGCCTTGCAAAAGAATCTCAAGAAAACTTTCAATACATGGCAGAGGAATTGGAAAAAATGGGCAATCAATTCTTTGGATACGTTACTGGGCAAAGTGTTAAACCTTCCAGCGCATATATCAGCGATGTCATTATCTTACGAGATATTCAGCTCCGTGATCAATGTTTGGACGTCTTGCGTGAGTACGGAAGAAGTAGACGAAACGGATTGTTCGGATTTTCTGAAGAAGGAGACCACATCCACGTCATCCACGATTGCTCTTACACCAATCGGAGTTGCAGGGACATCTGGCTTGGTCAAGTCAAGCCCTTCGGAACTGTTCAGAAAACTGGCAAACCCGTCAAATATATCTGGGAGTTTAAACGAACCGACTGGTATGATGTCTTCATCTATTTCTTTATACGAAAACGGGGAGAGCGTGCAATATACATTAGAGGAGAAAGTGGGAAAATACCGAGTAACGATGAATGTGTACGATGGGCCAGAGAGTTTAAAGAAAGAGAAATGGTATCAAGCTCCGATTGCACGGATTACTATGAGTGTGAACAACAAGAGCACAAAATTAGCCGTAGATCAGATGCTGGCAGTACTAACGGAAGACTTTATGAAAAGAAAACCTACTCGGCAGGGAAATTCGCTTACATACGGCAAAAGACAAAAGCGTTATTAAGAAAATATTATGTGTCTCCTATCAGTGCTATATGTGATGTGCCTGAATTTCGTGATGATGATTTATTGTGTGATCCTAAAAATCGTGATTATATACAAGCAGCATGTGAAGATTTTGGTAAAGATTTAAATGCTATGTCATTACGTGAAATTTACAATTTACTTACTGAAGATTATAATTTTACTGATGATAAAGAACTTAATCCATATGCTCAATTTATTTCATCTATGAAATATGATAATTTGGAAGGCTCATTAAATATAGTTAATGAACTATTAAAATATCAATGTAATGATGATGAAGATTTAATTGTAGAATTCTTAACTAACCTTGTTAATGTACTAGATAGACGTATACCTAAGTTAAATGCTTTTCTAATTATATCTCCTCCAAGTGGTGGTAAAAATTTCTTTTTTGATATGATTTTTGGATTGTTATTATCATATGGTCAATTGGGACAAGCTAATAGACATAACTTATTTGCTTTTCAAGAAGCTCCAAATAAACGTGTACTATTATGGAATGAACCTAATTATGAAAGTTCCTTAACTGATACTATAAAAATGATGTTTGGAGGAGATCCTTATACTGTTAGAGTTAAAAATCGTATGGATGCACATGTAAAGCGTACTCCTGTTATTATACTTACTAATAATACTGTACCTTTTATGTATGAACTTGCTTTTAGTGATAGAATAATTCAATATAAATGGAATGCTGCGCCATTCTTAAAGGATTATGAATTGAAACCACATCCAATGACATTTTTTCTTTTATTAAGTAAATATAACATTACATTTTAATAAATGGGTATGGGTACAATGTTGTTTCATTATAAACTACCTAGTGTTGCAGCGTTTCCGTATAATCCATTAAATGCACTAGTTAAACTATTTACATTAATATTATTTCGATATACTGTATTACCAGGATTAGTATTAGCACTAGTAGCATAGGGAAAGTGAGTTGGTTGTGATTCCATTACAGTACAACTAGCAATAACATCTACATAACCCATAGAATCTGTCCAAGAATTTAACGGACTTGAATTAACTAATAAAGCACCAGTAGTTAACGCTGGAACAGCTTGCATACCAATGTGAATACTAGGTTGAATTTGAGGATGTTCAAATCCCCATGGTCCTTTATTTAATCTTTGAGATTTTTCAATATCAGCATATATGTCAAAAAATGTTGCAGGAAAATTATGAATTCTATTATTACTAGTTTCAGAAACTTGTTGAGTAGCAATTTCTGGACCAGAAACATTGGCAGATCTCATTGCTGTTAAATTTTCTCCGATAGATATAGCACCTTTATTAGTTGGAAATCCAATTATATTATAATTTAATGGTGGTTTAATCATCCCCATTTGAGGTTTATATGATACATCAAGTAAACATTGATTATTAACAGTTTTAGAATCATATTGTTGAAAATGTTCAGCTAAACATGGCCAACCACCTGTACCTCTTTCTGTTTGTATATACATACAGTAATAATTTTGTAGAAAAGTAAATGAACCAACTTGATGGTGAGGATAATTACCAGCATTACCAAAAGCAATATCATTATTAGAGTCTGCTCCATAATAATCAGCTATCATACCTCTATAACCATTTGCACCAGATACTGATGCATACTTTGGAGGAGCACTAGCAGTAGGAATCATAGGTTGATCTGATTGGAACGCAGTAAAAGATCTATCGATTCCCCAACCTAATTTATTTAATCCAACAGCAGTTTGTAAATTAGATATTTGATTTAAAGTAGCCTGCTTAGTAGCTGTAGAACTAGTTTCAAAAGCTATACGATTAGATCGAAATATAACTTTAACATTACATTCAACAATTCTAGAACCAGGAGGTAATAAGTCAAATTCAGATTGATTCATATATAATGGTATCTTTTGCCATGGTATCTCAGCTAAACATGTAGTTAATAAACGATGTAAATTACCAGTTGTACCTGTTTCTGCAATTACATTGTTAGCAAGACCAAAAATCATAAATTTATGAGATTTAGTATATGTACTTAACTTCTTACCAAAGTTTGTAAAAGGACGTGGAATTTCATAAATTTCTTGTCCAGTTGTATTACCACCACCAGACGAAGTACCCGAACCAGTACCAGGTAATGACATAGCCATTGTAACGTCTAAATCAGTAGTAGCACCTGATGAACTAGGATTCTGAGGGTCTGCAGATTGTGAACTTGAATCTGTATTATGAGCACCTTTTTTAGAAGGAGTTTCTTCAGCAGGAGTATCAGCTTTACGTTTCGTACTTTCTGACATCGGAGAATCTGAAAGAGTTTGTTCCTCTGTATAGAAATCTTCAGGAAGTTGAATACCAGCAAAATTATTAGGTTTATTTTCTTTAATCCAATCTGACCACGAATTTAAATATTTAGGATTAATTTCACGAGACATACCTGAAACAGAAGGATATATTACTCCAGTGTGTTTTTCGATAGCTTGCTTAGTTCCAATTCCAGTAGCTCCAATAATAGCTCCAACAGTGTTACTAGGACTTTCTTTAAGATTGATAGCATTAACGACGTGATCTAATGCTTTATTAACAAATGTATTATCTGCTTTACTTACTTCTTGAGCAGTTTTTGATTGACTATAGGCCTCGTCGTGCTCCTTAGCGTCTGCGTCTATTTCATTAGTTGGTGGTCCCCTATTTAAAGAATTACCAGGACCAAGATATTTATAACCAGGAACAGTTAATCCTCTTTTTTCTGCTTCTAATACTTTCTGACTTTTAGCATAAGCGTATCCTTTTCCTTGTGGATATGCTTCACTTAATCCAGCTAATCTTCTATTATGATTATAATATCTTAATAAATCAGTTTTTTCTTGTTCAGTTTCTAATTTTAAATTATCAGGAAATGCACGATTAAAATCTCCTTGAAATATTTGTTTTCCAAGTTGTTTAGTTTTTTCAGAAATAGCGTTTCTTTGTTTTAGAGGATTACCTTTTAAATCAGTATAATTTCCAGTTAAAACACTTTTAAAAGCATTCCTATTTCGATATAATACGTCAGCGTGTGTTCCTACAGCACCAACAGCACCAACACCAAGTTCTGGTAAACCAACAGCAGCAGTTTCTTCAGCAGCAGTTATAATACCTTCACTTAATAATGGAGTTTCTTCTCCAATAGCACCGAGTTCAATATCTTCAGTAACAGTATTTTCTGGTATAATTCGATAACCAGGTCGCGCGCGATGTGTTAACGCTCTCGCGTAGAAAGACATAATGACTAAAAATAGAACACGTATGCTTATTTATACCCAACGGTCCGCTGCCTAGCTACATCCTGTTTTGCACACGGCTCCAGCTTCGACGGGAGTTTGCGGTCAAGCGAGGTCACAATAACAAGATAATAAAATTACGCATAAATTATTTCAAGGTTTGTTTTCATGCTATCTCTTTCACTCATGTTGCTGTCTCTTTCTAACAGTTGCTATGTTGCTGTCACACTTACACACTATTGCTATCCTTTACTAACATCAGGTACTGGTGTTCCACCATCAGCTCCAAGGTCTTCGGATCCTCTCCATCATCAGGTCAGTAGACCATCAGCTCAGAAGGTCATAGAAGGTCAAAGGTCAGTAGACCAGAAGGTCACAGAAGTAGGTCAAGGTCAAATAGAAGGTCAAAGGTCAGAGGTCAAAGGTCATCCCGTGACGTCATAGTTGTGACGTCATCAATTATTCTATACATGCTGAGTACTTGCTTATACTCTTAGAGTATCGCCACCGACGACGACGACGGCAGTCGAGCG